AAATGAGCCGCTTACATTAGAGACATTAAAATCATTTACAAACTCATTAATCCTTAAATAAAATGGACGAAAAATTATTAGCCGAATTGGCAAACATCAAAACAGGCTTAGAAACAAAAACAGCCTTGGAAGTTAAAACAGCTATTGAAGCGTTTGAAACTAAACTTTCTGCATCAAACAAAAATCAGTTTGAAGCCGAATTAAAATCAGTTACAGAAGCATTGGAATTGAAATTGAAAGCGGTTCAAGATCACGCTGACAAACTTGACATTAAATTGCAAGAAAAAACAATTGCTACAAAAGAAGAAGGATACAACGAAAGAATGGAGAAATCTATTACTGAAAAGTTTGTTGATATTAAAGAGGTTCGCAAAGGAAATGCAATACAATTGAAAGTAGTTGGGGATATGACATTAGGAGTTAATCTAACAGGCGCACAACCTAAAGACTATAACTTCGACGTTGTAATGATACCGGGTCAAATGGTAAACGTTTCTGACTTGGTTGGAAGTGTAAACATTGACGGTGGTACTTATACGTTCCCACGCGAAGGAGCTGGAGAGGGTGCTATTGCAACTCAAACAGAGGGTTCAAGCAAAGCACAAAGAGATTACGACTTTACAATGGTTGACGTGAATACTGACTTTATTGCTGGTTTTACACGTTATTCCAAAAAAATGGCCAACAACTTGCCTTTCTTAACTTCTTTCATTCCAAAAGCGTTAAGACGTGATTACTTCATTGCTGAAAATTCAATTTTCAATACTGTTTTAGCTGCTGCTGCAACTGCATCAACTGAAATCATCACAGGGAAAAACAAAATCGAAATGCTAATAAACGAAATCGCAAAACAAGAAAATTTAAACTTTCCTGTTAACGGTATCGTAGTTCGCCCATCTGATTATTGGGATATATTGAAAACTGAAAAATCAACTGGAGCAGGTTACGGACTTCCGGGAGTTGTTACTTTTGACGGTGGTCAATTAAGAATAAACGGTATCGCAATTTACAAAGCGACTTGGCTAGTTGCAAATAAATATTTTGTAGGTGACTGGACACGCGTAAACAAAGTTAATACACAAGGTTTATCCTTAGAGTTTAGCGAAGTTGAAGGAACAAACTTTGTAAAAAATAACATTACGGCGCGTATCGAAAGCCAAACAGCTTTGGCAGTTGAGCAACCAGCCGCATTAGTTTACGGAGATTTTACGGCAATCGCGTAATATTTTGGTTGAATTAGTTAATTTAAAACCGTTTGTTAATTCAAACGGTTTTTTTTATATCTTTGAATAATCTAAAAAATCAATATTATGAAATTTGAAGTATTAAAGCCGTTTTTTAAATTATCAGAGCAAAAGAATTATGAAATAGGCGATACGATTGAACTATCAAAAGAAGATGCCGCCGATATGGTAAAATATGATTTGATAAAGGAAATTAAAGAAATCAAAACTAAAAAATAATGACAACCTACTTAGATGTTATTAGTTTAGATCAAGCTAAATTATATTTGAAAATCGACACGCTTCAAACCGAAACTGACGACGAAATTACAAGTATGATTAAGTCAAGTTTATCGTTTATAGAAAAACGAACAGGACATATATTTTTAACTAAAAATAAAACGTTCTATTCGTGTGCGTTGACAAATAGCGTGATTGTTTATGATTACCCTATTGACAATACCGTGACTTTGTTAAACATTCAATATAGGCAAACTAATGCTATTGTGCCAACGGTTGGTGGTTCAGTATTGTTAACGCTTGGTTATACTTCATTAGATGATATCCCAAACGAGTTGATTGATGCCGCTTTGCAGATTATTAAAGTGTGGTTTTATGAAAGTGAAAAACAGGAAAACACTTCATTGATACCTTTGAGCGTGTTGCAAGTAATTGACGCTAATAGACGATTTATATGATAGCTAGAAAATACACAAAAGCAATCGGAATATGGAAAACTACAACTGTTCCTGATGGATACGGTGGTAATACCGTAACCACCGCTTTGGTTTATTCTGTTTGGGCTAATGTAGAAACAAAACGAGCTTATAAAACGAATGAAAACGGTCAAAACGATAACTTTGTACAAACAATTTTTACTATAAGAAATCGATATGATATTGATTTAAATGTTGAGGAAAATTTCATTAAATATAATGGCTTAATTTACAACATCGATTCTATTTTAAACATAGATTTAAATAATATTGATATTGAAATATATGGAGCTCAAAGGATTTAATACTGTAATTGCAAACCTAAAAAAATACGGCAAAGAAGCTGAAAAAGATATTGAGGATGCTACAGAAGTCGCGGCCAGAAACATCGAACTTTACGCAAAAAGTACAGTCGTTGCAAACTTTGGTAAATTAGGACAGTCCATAAAAGCAAATAAAGAAGATAAAACACATTGGAATATTGAAGCAGGTGGAACAGTCGCGCCTTATGCTGCTTATGTTGAATTTGGTACAGGTGGCTTAGTTCAAGTGCCAAATGAATTAAAAGAACAAGCGTGGTTATTTAAAGGTAAAGGAATAAAAGAAGTAAATTTGAGAGCAAGGCCATATTTGTATCCTGCTTTATTAAGAGGACGTAAAGAATACCTAAAAGCGTTAAAATCATTATTAAAAGACTATGGTAAATCCAAATAAACATATCCGTAAAGCTATTTATGACGCTGTTAACGCAACGTATCCGTGTTTTGATACACAGGTAACTGGAAAACTTAATCCAACACAATATGTCATTGTATCGACTCAAGATAAAGAAGATACAAACCCTACAAAATGTGGACATCGTTGGCAAGTCGCTACGTTATTAGATATTGTGTGTATTTATAACGGTGCTGGAAATGTAGGTAGTAGATTAGTTAATGATGATATGGAGCAAGCTATTAGAACCTTGTTAGAAAACATCACAATACCAGGTTATACGGTATTAATTCAAAACTTCGAATACCCGTCAAATTTAGATAGTAGTACGGCAACGCAGACAGTTTTTAGAAACTTTATTAGATTAGTTTTGGTTCTTGAGTAAAATATTTTTTATTTATAATTAATCTAAATAATTTTTATATCTTTGAATAAAATAATAACATTTAAAATATTAAAAAATGGCAACAATTAAAGGAGAAAATGGAATTATATACGTTTGGGAAGTAGACGCGTGGTTACCATTAGCTTGTTTGACAAGTACCGGATTGAGTTCAGCTTTATCTATGATTGAAAGCACAACAAAATGTTTTCCAGGAGTTGTTAAGAAAACACCAGGACAATTAAACAATTCAATTTCTGCTGAAGGCGAGTTTATCGACACTACAACCGCAGGAGGTGATACGGCTAAAGCATCGCATGATAAACTGTTTTTAATTCAGCAAACAAAAGCATTGACCGATTTTAAATATGATACAGATATTACAAATGGTGATTCTGTTAAGTATTTCGGAAGCGGTTATTTTACTGATTTAGAATTAACACAAGGTTCAGGTGATGAAGTTTCTACTTTTAGTGTAACAATAGAAGTTGATGGTGGAATTGTTTTAGTTGACCCACATACTCCATCACTATAATTTATGAAACAAATCACTTTAAATATTGGTGGATTAGATAGAGTATTTTACTTTGGATTAGGTTTTTTAGGAAATCTATTAGAACAATCAGGAGTTGGTATGCACGAAATAGATACTAAAATTCAAGAAAATCCTTTTAAATGGATGCCTGAAATTATGTATCATTCGGTTTCTTATGGCTATTTAAAAAATAATGAAATAGTACCTTTTACTAAGTTTGATTTATCAGAATGGATTGATGATGATGGAGGAATGGATAGTAAAGTTGTAACTGATTTTTTTACAGCATTTAGACAGTCATTGGTTAAAGATGTACCAATAGTAGAAACTAAAAAAAAAGTGACGAAAAAATAAACTGGGCAGAAGATGTAATATCTTTTGCATTAGGTGAACTTAAATGTCCTGATTTGGATTTCGTTTACGATATGACGTGGGCAGAATTTCAAATCAGGCTTTTTGCATATAAAAGACAAGATTTATATGAGTGGCAAAAATTAAGGGAGTTGATGTGGATAACGTATATTGCACCAAATCAAGACCCTAAAAAAATGGCTAAACGAAAAGAGCAGTTTTTGCCTTTGGATGGTGATAGAAAAACAAGCGGTGGAATATCAGAAATGCAAAGAAACGCCTAATAATATTCCGCCAGTACCTGCTATTG